CCGCATCGTAGTCGGATCGCAATCCAAGAGCCGGCATCGACAAACCTCCCTGCAATCAGCAGGGTGAATCACTGTTCGCCCTTCTTGGGAATCCCCCCCGAGTCACTTTCAGGGGCGATTGGTATTAGAACTCCAGATAGGTGAATTGGCCGGCGCGGCTGAAGGCGGCGTCGGCGACGGCGACGAAGCTCTTGACGTTCACCGCCCAGGCCCGCGAGACGCTCAAGGCGGGGGCGTAGGTGACCGAGGCGCCGGTCGAAACGATCCGCCAGGCCCAGCGCAGGGCGGCGCCGTTCAGAGCGGCGGTGTTGGAGGTGAATCCGGCGCTCTCCGTGAACCCGTCGCCCGCCCCCGCGGCGACCAGAAGCAGGCCGAAGACGATTTCGCTCGGCCGGCCGAGCGCGCCGGTGGCGAGGCTTGGGCTGGTGCTCGAGCCGGTCGCGCCCGCGCCCTCCACGTCGGGGCCGGCGATGGCGCCGACCGACACCGCGCCGGCCAACTTGTTTGTCGCGGCGCTGTTGAACGTCACGGTGATCGCGCCGCCGGCCGGAAGATGCAGGGCGTTCACGGCGGAAAAGGGCCGCCCCTTGGCGCCGGTCACGGCGAGCTGGACGCCGGCGGCGTAGGCGTTGCCGGCCGAATCGGTGACCGTGTTGACGAGGACCGCGCCGCTGTCGGCGGCGAACACCACGATCGCGGCGCCGGCCGGGCTGTCGGCGGTGGTGGTCAGGACGAGGGTGGCCGAACCGGCCGCCGCGCTGGCGCTCCCGAGCTGGACGGGGGTGGCGATGGCCATCAGAAATACTGCCCCTGCACGGGATCACGCGCCGTGGCGGATTGGAGCATGAGGGCGGCGTTGGCGCGGGCGATGCGTTTGGCGAGGCCGGGCGTCGGCTCGTAGAGGCCGGGCCACTGTTCGACCAGGCGCTCGGCGGTCAGGGCCGCCAGGGCGGAGGTATAGCGGGCGTTCAGCGGGGTCTCGTCGTCGATCCCGAAGCCGGTCGCCGCATACCAGCCGTTCGTGTCGGCGCGGTAGAAGTAGAGGGCTTGCGTGGTCCCGACGATCTCCACCCGCGCCCCGTCACGGGGCTGGCGCCATTCGACGCCATCGGCGATCCCGGTCGAGCCGACCGGCGGCTGGGTCACGTCAACGGAAAAGCCGTAGTCGTAGGGGTCCGGCGTGTTGAAGATCGGGATGGAATTGGGCAGGGTCACGCTCACCGTGAACCCGGCCTGAATCCGCACCCGCTGGTTCTCACCGGGAATGTAGTCGGCGGTCACGTCCACGTCGGTGAGCGGGCCGCGCGCATTGTGCAGATCGAGGATGAGGTTCGCGATAGCCTCAAGCCCGGCGTTCAGCTCGTCGACGGTCGGATCGTCGCCGGGGTCAAGGGCGCGTATGGCGCGCAGGGCCTCGGAAAGGACGACGCGGCAGGTGGACATGGGATTTTGTCGCCCCTACGTCTGGCGGAAAGGGAGTTCGGCGATGGCCAACGTAAAGAAGGGGCAACTCACCGGGGCGCCCGAATGGTGGAAACACCTTCGCTGGGCCAAGCGTGAATTCTGGAAGCGCGAGCGCAAGGCGGCCAGTCGCGAGGCCGTCGGCGCGTCGGAAGCGACGAAGGCTTAGGGAGCGGGTCGGAGATTTGCCGCCGACGACGGAACAACCACGACGGTGGGCGACGTCGCCGGCTGCACGCGAGCGGAGCGGGTTTCCAGCCAGCCCAAGCCTCCGATTATGCCGCCTACGACGATCGCGATGGCGGCAACCACCAGGGCGGTCCATTGGAGTTTCCAACTTGCCAGGTCGCTCTTGGTCGGCAGTTGTTGAAGTGTGCCCAGCACACCCTTGAGGTCGTCCCGGATTTCGGCCAAGTCGCGGCGCACATATTCCATATGCGTTTCCAGGCGGCTGACTCTCGTTTCCATTTGCGGCGGCTCGCCTCCATCGGAACCTGAAATATCGTCGCCGCCGCGAGCACTTGCAACCATTTTCGTCCGCTGCCTCCGGCGTTCAAACTCGTCATTGTCGATGACGCTCTCGTCCACTGTCAAATCTCGCGCTTGGTCACGAGCGCGTCGATCGATTCTCCCACCGCGCGCTGCAAATGTTTGATTTCGCTCAGGGGCTCGGCGAGGGACGGGTCTGACGGCGCCACCTTCACAAGCGCGCTCAGTAGTTGGGAATTGATCTGCAACAGCTTGCTGACGATCAGATAAAAGTCGGCGCGCCCTACCGGTTGGTTGACTAGAACAGGGTCCGGCGCCCAGGCGTCGTCCATGGCGTCCCTCCAAACGAGGGGGCATTAGGCGCGATGGCTGACAAAAACTCAAGAGGCGTGGGGAGAGCCGCGTCGCCTTCCCCAGGAGCGCCTTCACGCCGGCGGGCCAACCCCGGAGGCGGGGCTTGGCCGACCATCTTAGCCGGCCGGAACGATCATGACCGGAACCGGCGCGGGCGCGACCTCGGGAACGTCGCCCTTGGTCTCGAAAGTCGGGTTGGCGGCGAGGAGCGCCTGGTGTTCCTCGGGCAGGTGATCGACCTTCACGAACTTGCCCTTGGGGAATATCTCCCCGAACACGTGGGCGGCCTCGGCCTCGACCTCGGCGATGAACTTGGCGAACATGGGTGCGTCCTTTGTGGGGGAAAGATGCGGCCCCTCGCGAATGGGGAGGCAAACGCGAGGGGCCTGACGGCTGGGGGAGCGGCTAAGGCTCAACCCCGGCGCCGGTGGGTTAGGCCGGCGAACCGACCGCTGGTTCCAGGAAGTATTGCATGAACAGCTCCAGGGTTCCGGCCACGCCGGTCGCCGCCGCGCCGTTGGCGGTGACGATGACCGGCAGATCGGCCCCGGAGGTGTTCTTATAGCCGCCGCCGACCGTCGCCAGGGTGGAAGACGAAGTGACGGTGGCCGCGCGCCCGACGCTGGAATTGCTGGCCATGAACAGGCTCGCCGTGCCGGAAATCCCGACCTCGAAGGTGAGGCTGGGCGAGACGTTGGAATCGAGCTGGGTGGCCGCGCGGAGCATCACGCCGGTCAGCACCGCGTTCACCGGCAGGCTGCACATGTTGATCACGTCGCCCGCGCCGAGCGCGGCGCCAAGGGTCGCGGTGGCGTGAACCGTCACCGACGCGCCCGCCTCGCCGTGCCCGCCGAGCGGCGGGGTCTTGTTCAGAACGATATTGGAATTGTAGGTGGCCGTCATTGCGGCGTCTCCTTGAAAGGGTGGGGGCGGCCCGCGATGGACCGCCCCGAGGGTTTAGGGATCAGCTATCGGCCGCCGCCGCCACGAAGGTGGTGACGATGCCGTTCTGGACGCCGTTGAAGTTGATCTTCTTGACGCCCAGCAGCTCCTCGATGGCGACACCGGGGCGGAACTGGTAGTCCTTCAGAAGATCGGTGCGCGGAGTGGGCTCCTGGCCCCAGGCGATGCCGACCGCGCCGCCGCCGCACACGAACACCGGACGGATATCGCCTCCGCTGCCGCCGATACCGTTGAACCCGGCGGAAGCCGCGTAGGCGTCGATCTCGGGAATCTCCCGATGGATCACCCCATCGTAGATCAGGTCGCCGTCCTGGAAGAGCGGGTTGTCCTTCATGCCCAGGGACTCACGCGCCCGCGCCTGGGTGTTGGCCGTCACCATGGTGGAGTCGGCCTTCAGGTCGCGGAAGGTGCGCGCGCCATGGAACGCCACATAGAACTCGCGCCCGTCGCCGGCCGTGGCCCTGAACGGGCGAATGTGCGGGTCGGCGTTCTTGGCGATCCGCTTGGCCAGGCTCATGTTGGCGACGCTCGCCTTGGCGGTGGTCGCCACATTGCCGGCCGCCGTGGCGAAGGTGGCCGAATAGTTGGAGACCAGGGAGCCGAACAGCAGACGGTCGCTATTGGCGGCCGTGTAGGTGTTTTGCTGGGCGGAAGTGGCGACATCCCAGTTCACCGCCGTGCCGTTGGTGTCGACGATGGCCGCGCACGCCGCCTTGATGATGTCGTCGCGAATCTTCTCCGATTCCCAGACGGTCAGGGCGTCCTTGGCCGCGTTCCACAGGTTGATCTCGGTGCGGAAGGTGGTCGATTTGGGCAGACGCACACCGTTCCTGCGCCAGTCGATGGTGATCGGGCAGTTGTAGTTGGTGAGCTCTTCCTCGGCCCCGTCCAGCACGGTCGCGCCGGTGACGCCGGCGGCCTTCAGCCGGCCGATGAACGGGATGTTGATCACCCGCTTGGCTTCCGACTCGGATTGGAACTTGGTCAGGATGATGCCGCCCTTGTTGAGGTCGGCGTTGGTCATGTAGGGCATGAAGCGGGACTGGCGCACGTATTCCTGGAAATAGGTGGTGATCCAGACCTGACGCTCGCTTGCGGAGGCCAGCAGGGTTTCGGCCATTTGAGGCTATCCTTTGTTGAAGGGCAGGGCGTCGAACGCCGCGCCTTCGTGAACGGGAATATGCGCCTTCCCCATGCCGCCGGTCCCTGACGCATCGGCCAGGGAGCGCGGCGGCGGGGCTTGCGGCGCGGGGGTTGGGGTGGGCTGGGCGGTCTGGACGCCTTGGGAGGCTTTCCAGGCCCGAAATTCGGCGAGGTCGGTCTGTCCGGCTTCCGCGAGAAGCTGCTCGCGGTTGTAGGCCTGGACGGCCGTCTCGTAGGGATCGCCGCTGGACGCGACCTGGCTGTTGAACACCGGGTCGAACTGCGGCGAAGTCGGCTCGCAACGGGCGTTGGCCCATTCGAACGCCTTCTCGACCGCCTCCTTGCCGTATTCCTTGACCGCCCACTTGCGTGAGTTGTCGAGGTTGGCCTTGTAGAGCGCCTGCTGCACCTGGGCTTCGAGGGGGAGCGGTTCGGATGGCCTCGCGGCCTCCTCGCGCGCCTTGATCTCGTTCAGTTGCCTTTCCAGCGCCTGCCGCTTGTCCCGCTCCTCGGCCATCGCCTTGTAGAAACCCACCGTCTCCTTCTCGGAAAGCGGCGGCTGGGGCGTTTGCGCGGCCTCCGACGGCGCTTGTGGCGCTTCCGGCGGTGTGGCGGGGGCGAACTTGCCGTCAGGTGCGCGAGGGCGCTCCAGGGGCGTTTCTGACGCTTGCGGCTCCGGCGCGGGTTGCGCCTCGGTCGCGGGTTCAGGCTCGGACGGCTGCTCGCCGCCGAGAAAGCTCAACTTGTCGGTGTCCATGATTGATCCCACGCCCATTCTAGGCACGGTGGCGGCCCGTGAAACGCCCGATGCAGCGGCGACCTGTTTGCGCGGCTTTGGTCAGCCCGCGCGGCTGAAAACGCCCGTTTAGGACCCTTGCGAGTCCGGCCCGGCGGCGGCTTGTGATTGTTGCGCCTGCGCGGCCTGTTGTTGCGCCTGCGCCTGTTGCTCCGCCGCGATCTGCGCCTGTTGGTTCGGATCGACGGCCGGCGGCTGAACCGGCTGCTGAACCGAATCCATCCCCTTTTCCAGCCCCTGCGCGGCGTTGTCGGCATGCATGGCGTGGGCTTCGGTGAGGGCGTTGAGGGTCTTGGCGAAGCCGGTCGCGCCGTGAAGCTGGGTGCGGGCTTGGGTCTCGCCGATCTTGGCGGATTCGGCCTGTTGGGCGATGGCCTGCTGTTGCGCGGCGGCCTGCTGCTGCTGGTCGCTGGCCTGCTTGATGGTGTCCAGAACCGACCGCTTGTGCGGAATGGGCGATAGCTGGATCAGGGTCGAGAGCGGAACCTGCTGCTGATAGACCGGGCTCATGCCGACGAGCTGCATCAGCTCGGTGAACGCCTCTTGCTGGATCGTGCCGGTGTCGGGTTGCGTATCGACCTCGATATCCACGTCCATTTCGGCCACGGCGTTCTTGTAGCCGAGAACCGCCTTGCCGGCTTGCGGATGGCCGGGCGGATAGGTGAGCGGCGGACCCTCTTGCGTCTGCGGCTTGCCGTCCGGCCCCATGACCGGCTGACCGTTCGGATCGGTGACAGGCGTTTCCTGACCCTTGGGCATGTTGAGCCCCACGAACTTGGGCGCGTCCTCGTCGTCGGTGACGCGGATGAACTGCGGGGCGGTCCAGAACTGTTTCACCCGCCCCCAGCACTGGCGATAGACGCGCAGCTCCCAATCCTCCAGCGCGCCATAGAGATTGCCAAGCTCGATCAGCCCCGATTGCTGACGTGCCAGAAGCGCGCGGCCGGACGAGTCGGTGTTCTCCCTGCCAAGCACCGCCGGGTTCGGCCCCATGCGCTCGATCTCGGCTTTCGCCTCCTGGAGCAATTCCAACTGCCCTTGCATCTGGGCGGTGTTGGCGACCAGCTCCCAGCCGAACGGGATCACCCCGTCCGGGCGCGCCGCCTCCTTGCGCGCCTCGTCGGCGTCAACGTCGATGGCCGAGGGGTTGGCCACCTGAATGCGGCTGACGGTAAGCAGATGCAGCGCCTTGGAGCGCCGCTTGTTGATCTCGTCCTGCGGGCCGATCATGTCCCACACCGCGCCGTAGCGGGAATTGTCGCGCTTCACATAGGCGCTGTGGGCCTCGATCGGGCAGTCGGCGCGGCCCTTGTGATCGAGGTAGGGCGATGGGCCGGATTCCAGAATGTCCATGCCGGTGAAGACGCACCGCTTCCACGTCCCTTCGCGGTAATACATCTCCACGACCATCAGGCGGCGCTGCTTCTTGTCGATCCACGCCGAACCGCCCGCCTGGATGCCGTTCTCCGGCCGGTCCATGAACGAGGCGTCCGGCGCCATGCCGCCGCCCAGGCCATTCTCCACCGTCGCCTCGATGGCGGACGCCTTGTCGGGGTAGAGGGCGGCCACGTCGTCCTGATACATCCACTTGGCGATGCCGAGGAACCGCGCGTCCTTGAAGTCGGGGCGGCGGGCGCGCGGATCGTGAAAGAACTCCTCCCAGCGCACCTGGGTGATGGTGACCTGCTTGTCGGCGTCCACCCCGATCAGCGCCGCGCCGGTGCCGGCGATCAGCATGTCGCGGAAGCAATCCTGCTTGAGGCGCTTGAAGCGGTTGAAGTCGGCGATGTAGCGCAGGGTGTCGGTCGCCGCGTCGGCCGCGTCGTCATTGCCGGGATTGCGCGGCCAGCAGCGCGGATCGCTGCGCCCCTTCTCCGTCACGCCGACAATGCCGTTGATGGCCGGCTTGATGCGGTTGATCACGATGGGCGGCTGGCCGCGCTGGGCCAGGCTGGTGAGCTCGGAGGCGGTGTATTGGTCGGTGTCGTAGTAGTCGATGGCGGTGAGCGAATTGGTCCGCGCGATATAGGTCAGGTCCCGCGCCTCGGTGAAATAGCGTTTGAGCTTCGCCAGATCGGGGGCTTGCGTCTGGTCCGGGTTGTCGGTCTTCGACATCTGCGACGGGCCATCGGCGCGGGCGTCATTGGCGATCTGTCGGGAGGCGCCCTTGGAAGCCATGCTTACATCGCCTTCCAGTTATTCACCGCCGCCGGCTTGCGGCCGTAGCCGAAATCGTCCGGAGCGCGGACGTCCTCGTCCGCGTCCTTGGTGCCAGTCGCGGGCGGGACGCCCGCGCTCCGGTCCTTGGCCAGCTACATCGCCTTCCAGTTGCTCGTCGCCGCCGGCTTGCGGCCGTAGCCGAAATCGTCCGGAGCGCGGACGTCCTCGTCCGCGTCCTTGGCGCCAGTCGCGGGCGGGACGCCCGCGCTCCG